CAGTTAATTCTGGATATTGATTTAATAACTGTCTCTTGCTGAAAATAGTTGATAGAATCATTCCATCTGAATCATCAAAATATCTGTGTCTAGCATTAGGAGATATATAAACTCTAAAAGGGTCCACCCAAGTAAACTTAACTTCGCCTCTTCCATAATCAGCTTCTGCATCAGTATAAGCATAAAAGTAACCTAAACCTGTGATGGCATAATCATGTACTACTTGTTTGAATACTTCATTGCCATCTGATATATCCCAGACATATTCTAATAAACCATTCCAAACACTAGCTAATTGGACATCGCTATCTTCTCTTGGATATGCTCTGAAAGATGGTGGTTTAGCTGTTATAATAGCTTTGAACTGTTCTATAGCAGAATATAGTCTATCAGCTACTACATTACTTTGATTTATAGAACTTAGTTCTTCAGTTTCTTCTTTAGTCCAATGATTGCCTAAATAGAAATCAACATCTTCTCTAGCTTGTACATCCCATTTTTGCCTAGCATCGCTCCAGTGCTTGAAGACTTCCTGCATTTCTTTAGCCCTATCATCTGTAGGTATTCTATTTGCCATCTATTTCTTTTTCCTCTTCACTGTAACCCTCTTAGGAGCCTTTAATTTTTTAGGTTTGGATTTTCTTATTTTCATTGGTGGTGGGGGCCAAGGTACTTTATGTGGTCGTCTTTTTTTCGGAACACCTGGTTTTTTCGGAGCACCTCTGGGTCGATGTATTGGTGGTAATTTCTTTTTTTTCTTTTTTTTCTTTGGTGGGTTTACTACCGCTCCAATCTTTGGACTTGTGTATGCCATTACAGTCTCCTAATAGTGTTAATAAGATAGAGTTTAATATACCTACAATTTAAATACATATGCAAGTTAGTTTCTGCTCCCTGTCATCCAGTTATAAACCTTATTTATTTTCCTTTCTTTCTTCTTCTCTCCCCTGAATGAACCCCCAGGTTTTTGGTGTCCCTGTGTAAACTGAGTAGATAACCAGAAGGCATCAATGATATCATCATGTGCCCCTTTGGGAAAATCCAAAAGCTCATCAACAAATGCATTATGTTCTCTTTTTAAATGAGCAGCCTTTTGACTGAACAATGGTTGCAGTCCCTCAAACAGTCTTACCTTCTTTTTCTGAGTATAACCTTTAATGCCTTTTTCAATTCCAGGAAGAAACTGACCTCTCTTCTTAGATTCTTTCATAACATAGTCTCTGAGCATTTCTTGGTAGGCTATAGTCTCAATATTGATTCTACGAATTGGTGAATACTGCTTACACATTTTGAATATCTGTTCTGCGCAATCCATAGGTAAAACTCTCTTCCTCCAGTATTCTATAACATAGTAATCATGTTCGCTAGTGACTCCGATAACCATAATAACAGAATAATCCCTATGGTCAGCAATAGAGGAAGCAGGGTCAACACCAATATATATATTAATATACTCCACCTTCCCATCGGTTTTAATATACCAACTACCCTTTTCTTCATCGAACCTAACACTGCCCTCGTAGAAGGCATCTGTGATATCTTTCTCTGAGAATACTGCATCATCTGGACTCCTTGCTTGATTCATATACTCTTGGTAAAACTTGGCAGGTGTACCAGAATCAATATAGAATTGTTTTCTATTCTCTAGCTTTGCCAATGACCATCTGGATTTCCAAATAGGTTCACCATTTTCTATTGCTTTTTTTGTATATACAGACCAAGCATAATCATTTCCTGCTTTCTTTGCTTTTGCATAGCTTGTAATAATATTATTTAAGAAACTATCCCAATGTACAACAGTTCCATTGCACCACAGGAAACCGCCTTTGTCAAAATCAATAGCAGGATAGACAGCAGCAGTTACCCAATTCTTCATGTTAAATCTAGAATCAGGAGTTTTGGTATTTAGCTCTGATTCAAAGTCATCAAGTATGATTCCAGTATATCTGGTAGAGTATTGCTTCTTTCCACGCAGTCTTTGAGATGCACCCTTACCAATCATCCTGCAGCCATTACTAAGTATAATCTCATTCTTTGTCCACTTCTTTCCTTCTAAGTCACCGAAGTAATAATGGATAGCTGGATTAGTTTCAATGTGATTTTGGACCCAGGCTATGTTATCAATGGCTTGGTCTTGTGCCTCACCTACCCAACAAATAAATTCAGGTTCTGAGTCTGGTTTGTTAAATAGGAATCTGTGCAATACTCCTGTCGCACCCAAAGTTGATTTCGCATGGTCACGAGGAAGTACCAAAGCAAGTTGCTGTACTTTTTTATCTAATAATAGTTTGCCTACTTCAACATGGAATGGAGGAGTAGCAGTAGCAAGAAAGTCCTGTGGAGAAAACAGCTTACCAAATGCAATAAGGTCCCCATAAGCCTTAAGCAACAACTCTTCATTTTTTGATACATTACCATTGGCGGGTCCACCTAGATTTAAATTAGCCATGAATTTTAATTACTTTATATGAAAAACAGTTACTCACTTGAGTACTTTACTTCCTTTTTAAGATTACAAAAAATCTTGCATAAATCCAAATACAGAAAGCAATAAACATTAAGACTATTATAAGTACATCTATCGCAGGACTCTCATCAACTTCTATTGAACCTATAGGAGTTTCCATGCGAATACTTTGAGTAGTTGGATATTCAGCCACTTTTAATAATGTATCTTGCATCACCTATCACCATACTTATCATGTTGGACTCTCTTTTTAGTATCCCGAAATGATTTCTTGAATCTCTTGTCATCAAGAAATTTCTTTCTTTGTTTCCAGTTGTTTTTATTTTTTTTTATAGATTTCAAAATGGGGAAGGTCATTAAATTTATTGTCCTTAACTTGGGTATCTCTATCCCAGTCCCCTCCCCAGCGAACACTTATACCCATTTGGGAAGCGATGCCAAGAACAAACCCAGCAAAATATCGAAATCTATCGAGGTCCTGCCAATCTACTGGGTATGGACATACATCCACAGCAGTCGAAGGATTAGCATTATGTCTGCCATTTGGATACTTCACTTTTGAGAAGCCATCATGGAACGCTTTATCCTGCTCCTCCTGTGCCCGATGCCCACAGATGACAGTGCAGTCAAAATGTTTGACCACCTCTTCAAACAGTCGAGCTAATTCGGGACTACAAGATTTAAGGTTTTTTCTGGACCGCTTTCCAAATCTGGGCATTTATTTCTTTTGCCTTTTAGCCTTTCTTTCAGCATTGTGTTGAGCTGCGGTTTTTCCACCACTTAACCATGTGTAGATAGTGCCACCAGATTTCTTCTTCTTCTTTTTATTGTACTTCTTCTTAAGTCCTTCAACCTGTTTTTTATAGGCATCATTATACCTTTTCTTAGGTGAAGACTTCTTCTTAACAACTTTCTTCTTCTTCTTCTTAGGATAATCTTTTTTGACCACAGCCTTCTCCTTAAAAACTTTCTTCTTAGGCTCAAGAGCAATCTTTCCTAACTGATTTGTTCTTGTCATTATAGAACCTGTAGTCTTCTTAACTGTAGACTTCTTAGGTTGAGACTTCTTAACTTTCTTCTTCTTATCAGCTTGTGACTTATTCCTTGCAGCATTAAGTTGAGCTTTAGTAGGAACTTTCTTACCTTTATCTTTCTTAGTAACTATAACTTTCTTAGTAACTTTCTTAGTAACATTCTTAGTAACCTTAACATTAACTTTAACTTTCTTAACAACTTTCTTCTTCGGTGAAGGAGGACCAATAAATGATGATTTGGAAGCATCCTTTCTCATATCCATATCAGCTTTCTTAGGAACTTTATTAGCTTTCTTCTTTCCTGTGCTTTGATATACCTTGCCTGCTATTCGCTTCTTACTTAAGCTTTGAACACCTTTTTTAGCTGATAAGCTTTTTGGCTTTTGCAATACTTTCTTTTTTGTAACCTTCTTCTTACCATGAACTTTCTTTGAACCATAGGCTTTATTGATTCTGTTCTGAATAACATTATATTCTTTAGAACCTTTTTTATATTTCTTTCTAGCTTTAACTAATGCTGAAACTGATATACCAGATTTCTTAGCAGATGCAGTGGCTTTCTTCCAATGTTTTCCAACATGCTTTTTTCTAGCAGCTGAAACTGCTTTTTTCTTCTTCTTTGACTTAACTGGTTTTAGACTTTTAAGATACTTTGTCTTTGCTTCTTCCTTCTTCTTAGCTGCTGCTACTACTCTTTTAGGTCTATCTTTTGCCCATTTTTTATTAGCATCCCATTTTTTCTGTGCTATCTTTTTCTTAGCTGCCCTCTTTGCAAAGTATTTTGTAATTCTACCTGTACCCATTCCAGCAGGATAAGTTTTTTTAGGTTTCGATTTTTTCTTAGCAGGTTTAGATGCTGGTTTAACTCTCTTCACTTTTTCTCTAGGCATTGGTATTATCTCCTTACGATTTTCCTTGTATTGGGGACCTGGACATCAGTACAAGAATATTATCTTTATTATCAAATTCAGTAAAACACGCTGGACAAACCCAACCTGCAACTTCATTAAGTTCACCATCTAATATAGCAATTCTTTTAGTAGCTTCGCTAGAGAAAAATAAGTCTTCTTGACAGACATTACACAGGTCTTCTTCACCACCATCATCAGTCCTACACATTTCAATGTGTTGCCCTGTGAAAAGCTGAGTAACATCAGCATGACCATCTTTATTGAACCTGAGTATATTCTTCTTTGTTGGTTTATCCATATTAATCTTCATTTTCAGCCACAAGTAATGGGGCATCCCCCTCTATAGACTTCAGTTGCTCAGGCGAAAACCCACTCCATACAGTTAATTGTTGTTTGCTCTCTGACTCCTGAGAATCCATTAATCCAGAAATCTTGGATAGTGCTTCCAAACTTCTTAGGACATCACCTTCTCGTTCTGCATTGTCAACAACTTTTTTGAATCTTCTAATCAGGTAGTTGTGACTGATGCCTTCTTCTTCTAGAACAGCTTGTATTTCTTTTTTTACCATAGTTTGTACTCTTTCGGTTTGCAATAATCTATTCGCCTGTGAATGTGCATACTTTTCATTTGTTGTCGAATATGTTTTTAAATAGGCATCAATAGGCTTATCCCCAGATGCAACATATTGGGCGAACAGGTATTCTTTACTATTAGCAGACTTCTTCTGCATAAATCTTCGGTACTCATTTGTACCACTGAATGTATATATATTCTCAGCTATCTCGCCATACATTTCTTTCTTGGGATTACACATATGGGACCCACACACAGTCCTCACATATTCATCAACTTTACCACTAGGTCTTGTCAACTTACCTCTTGCTAGTATCTCACAAAACATACCATCATCGGTAGAAACCCAGTCTCCAGTATTACCAAATCGCCAGTTTGTTTGTATTTGAGGCTCATAACCGAGCATTTTAGTGATTTCTTCGATGTTTGAACACAGGTAGTGATTTCTACCTTTGATGGTTATGTGATTTTGCATAATGGAATATA